TCATTATTGCGAACACGGTGCGGCACTGGTGAAATTCTATACCTCTTTCTTCATGCGTGGTAACTATGTTATCGTGCGTGGCTACAATCATGGCGAACGATTTACCGATCGCATCGAATACAAACCCACGCTATGGGTTCCTGCCAAAACAATGACCGACTGGCAAGCTATTGATGGTCAGTTCCTTGAGCCATTACAATTTGGCGAGATCAAAGAAGCACGTGACTTCGTGCGCAACTATTCTGATGTTGATGGGTTTAAAATTTTCGGCTCTACGCTGTATGATTATGTTTGTGTACATCAGAACTTCACTCAGGACTATGACACTGAGTTTGTTAAAGTTGTTAACATTGACATCGAAGTTGGGTCTGAGGATGGGTTCCCAGATCCGCAGCAAGCCACTCAGCCAGTTACTGCTATCACGGCGAGTATTGATGGCGCATTCTACACCTTCGGCGTTGGTGACTACACTGCTAAGTCTGAGGACGTAACCTACATTCAATGCACTTCTGAGCGTGAGTTGTTGATCAACTTCTTGCGCCACTGGCGTCATTGGGATGCTGATATTATCACTGGCTGGAATGTGCAGGGATTCGATATTCCGTATCTCTATAATCGCATCACTCGTGTTCTGAGTGAGAAGGAAGCAAAGAAACTATCACCTGTTGGTATGATCAATGTGCGTGAGTATGAACAATTCAATCGTAAGCAGATTGAGATTGAGTTGATTGGTATGACAACGCTGGACTATCTTGAGCTATACAAAAAATTTACATACTCTCAGCAAGAATCATATCGACTAGATCATATCGCTCATGTTGAGCTGGGCGAGAACAAACTCGATTACTCTGAAGTGGAAACGCTACACCAGCTGTACAAGTTGGACTATGAGAAGTTTATTGACTATAACATCAAAGACGTGGATCTGGTCAACAAACTCGAAGATAAGATGAAGTTGATCGACATGGCTTTGGCTATCGCATATGATGCCAAGGTCAACTATGGTGATGTATTCACTCAGGTGCGTATGTGGGATGTGCTTATACATAATTGGTTGTACGATCGTAACATCGCAGTGCCACCAAAAGAACACAAGAGCAAAGATACGCAGTATGCTGGTGCATATGTAAAAGAACCGCAGGTGGGCATGCATGAGTGGGTTATGTCTTTTGACTTGAACAGTCTGTATCCTCACCTAATTATGCAGTACAACATCAGCCCAGATACATTCATTGAAGATGAATATGAACACATCACCGTTGACGAAATACTTGACGGCAAAAAGGTTTCTAGGGATAATATGTGTATGGCTGCGAATGGATATTTCTTCCGTCGTGACAAGCAGGGTTTCTTGCCTGAGATGATGGATAAGATGTATAATGATCGAGCGATCGCAAAGAAGAAGATGCTTGAGTCGCAAGCATTGTTGGAAGAAGTTAATAGGAGATTGAAAAATGATTAGGGTAATAGATAACGCATTACCAGTGGAATTGTTTGATGATTTAAGAAATTTTGTAACTTCTCCAGTGTTTCCTTGGTTTTTTACAACCACAACTACAAATGATTATTATTCTATGTACAACGCTCTTACAGCAAAAGATTTTGCGCAACAATACAATAGCGAATTTGCTATTGAATATGTGTCAAAGGGTTCTGCAATATTTTCGCAAATCTTACAAAATTATGAAGAAGATAATTTAAATTATAATTATTTGGTAAGGATGCGATTGGGGTTAATTCACCCACGTCCTATTTACACAAAACACTCAATGCATACTGATTTTGTTTTCCCACACAAAACAGCTTTGCTTTATATTTTAGGGGATGGTAAAAATGATGGTGTAACCACATTTCTTCTCAATGGAAAGGAAGAAATTGTTGCGCCAAAACCGAATCGTCTTGTATTATTTGATGGCGATATTCTACATAGCAGTTCAACACCAACTAACAGTGATTTTAGAATTGCTATGAATATAAATTACACAACTAAGGAAATAGGTGAAAAACATGGAAATTGGTGATATTGTGACAGTCCTTACAGTGGCTGGCGAGTTTATCGGTAAGTTGAAGCACAAGGATGGGGATGCAGTAACGCTCGAAGATCCTCGTATGCTAGTACACAATGAACAGGGAATGGGTTTTGCTCATGGCGTGTGTGTCACAGGTGAGTCTGCTCCAAAGATCGTTGAATTTATGGGTGTTGTTTTGATCACTCCAACCAATGATCAAGTCGTTAGTGCTTGGCGTCAGGCAACCAGCGGACTGATTACCTGATGAAAGCAGTTAGCGAAATGTCTCATCAGGAGTTGCTACAAGCAAAGGTGCAACTTCAGAAGGACATCTCAAAGTACAAGAACCTTCAGTTGGCAAAGAAGGTTCAGTTGAACTCTGCCTATGGCGCACTCGGGAATCAATACTTTCGATTCTTTGATGTGCGTCAGGCAGAAGCCATTACATTGTCAGGTCAGCTGTCTATTCGATGGATTGAGAGACGGATGAACGAATATCTAAATAATCTATTGAAAACAGATGGAGAAGATTATGTCATTGCGTCAGACACAGACTCGTTGTACATTAGGTTTGACATGTTGGTACACAAGTCTTTTGAAAAAAGAGGTGGAGTACAAGAAGTTGCTAAGACCGTGTCATTCTTGGACTCAGTTGCTCGACAGAAAATTGAACCGTTTATTGATCAGAGTTATGAAGACCTTGCTAAGAATATGAATGCCTATGCGCAGAAGATGTTTATGAAGCGAGAAGCAATCGCTAACAAGGGCATCTGGACTGCGAAGAAGCGTTATATTCTAAATGTATATGACAACGAAGGTGTCCGCTATGCGGAACCGAAGCTGAAGATGATGGGTATTGAAACAGTCAAGTCATCAACACCAGCGGTATGCCGTGATGCGTTGAAGAAAGCAATTGGACTTATCGTAAATTCAGACGAGCAGACAGTACAAGATTATATTGCCGAGTTCCGTGAAAAGTTTAGAACACTTCCATTTGAAGATGTAGCGTTCCCACGCTCTATCTCAGACCTGGCTAAATATACCACTGGCAGTAAAGAGTTGGAGATTCCAAAGGGAACACCGATTCATGTCAGAGGTGCATTACTTTATAATCATCTGCTCAAACAACATAAGTTGGAGAAGCGATATGAGCGTATCAAAGATGGCGAGAAAATTAAATTCTGTTATCTACAGACTCCAAATCCTGTTAGGCAAAATGTTCTTAGTGTTCTTTCTACCTTGCCGAAAGACTTCGGTCTAGAAAGTTACATTGACTACGATCTACAGTTTGACAAGGCATTCCTTGAACCTCTGAAGATTATTCTTAACAGTGTTGGGTGGAATCCAGAGAAACGAAGCACACTAGAAGGATTTTTCTCATGAGCGATTTCGACTTTGACTTTGGCTTTACAGCTGTCACTGAAGACGAGCTGGAAGTTGTAAGACAAACTAAAGCAGCAGCTGAATCAGCATCAACTGATGTTGAACACCTACACGATAAGATCGACAAGTTGTACAATATGTTTCAACCGCTGTTAAACAACCTGCGTTTGAATCCAGAGAAGGATTACATCTATTGGCCAAACCGCATGGATAAAATTGAATTGTTTAGCGATAAACTTGACGAAGTATATAGATCCTAGTATAATATTGCTTTCTAATGGAGTAAATTATGAATTTTTTGAAAGATATGGTGAAGGGCATTGACAACGCCAATCTCCTCAGTGAAGGAGGCAACAGCTCTGAGTTCTCAGGAACAATTGATACTGGATCCTATGCACTCAATGCGTTGATCTCTGGTAGCATCTATGGCGGTGTACCAAACAATAAGATTACTGCTTTTGCTGGTGAGTCAGCGACTGGTAAAACATTCTTTGTTCTAAGTGTACTGAAGACGTTCCTTGATCAGAACAAGGATGCTGGTGTTATTTACTTCGACACCGAAGCAGCAGTCACTAAAGACATGATGGCAGACCGTGGGATTGATGTATCCCGTGTGGTGATTGCCGAACCTACTTCTATTGAAGAGTTTCGTACGAGCGCAACTCGTATCCTTACCAACTACATCGAGACGACCGACAAGGAAAAGCCCAAGATGATGATGGTGCTTGACTCACTCGGTATGTTGTCCTCACAAAAAGAACTAGAGGACACCGAGTCAGGTAAGAACGCACGTGATATGACGAAGGCACAGTTGCTTCGTGGCACGTTCCGTGTTCTGTCTCTCAAATTGGCAAAGGCGAATGTTCCGCTGCTCGTAACCAACCACGTCTATGATGTGGTTGGAGCATATATCCCCACCAAAGAAATCTCAGGTGGCTCTGGTCTGAAGTATGCCGCATCCTCTATTGTGATGCTGGGTAAGAAAAAAGACAAAGACGGCACTGAGATTGTTGGTAACATCATCAAGGCAACCATGCATAAGTCTCGCTTCACGAAGGAAGGTAAGAAGTCTGAGATTAAGTTGTCCTATGATAAGGGACTTGATCGTTACTATGGTCTGCTTGACCTTGCTGAGAAGTATGATATTATCAAGAAGGTTTCTACTCGTTATGAGTTGCCTGATGGTACGAAGGTATTTGGTAAGAATATCAACGAGGAACCAGAAAAGTATTTTACACCTGAGTTGTTAAAGCAAATTGACGCTGCTGCGGCAAAGGAATATAAGTATGGACAACATGAAGAACGCCCAGTAGAGGAGGTTGAAGATGATTCCGAAGTTTGAGGTTGTAGAACACCCCAATGGTTTTCACGATGATCATTGGTGCATTAAAATTCTAGACGGTGAATATGCTGGTCTTGTTTATCAATATGATGTAGTTAAGATTGGCGAAGACCTTGATGAAGATGGTAGCGCAACGCTAACATTCAATACAATTACTGTTGACAATCCAAATAATTGTGACTTGACAGAAGAGAATGATAAGGGTATCCTAGGTGGTATTCTAGTCAATATTATTCAAGAACAATTGGAAGCACAAGCGAATGAGAACGGAACATCTGATACTGAAGAATCTCCTGCACTCTGAGGATTATGCAAGACGTACACTCCCTTATCTAAAACCTGAATACTTCTCTGACATCACAGAGAAGGTTATCTACGAAGAACTCGACAAGTTTATTGGCAAATTTAATGCTCTCCCATCAAGGGAGGCATTGACGATTGAGATTGACAATCGCTCCAATCTAAACGACAAGCAGTTTGAAGACATTGCTCGGTATGTTAATACATTGACCGATGAAGAGCATGACGATAAAGACTGGCTTGTAAGTACAACTGAAAAGTTCTGTCAAGAAAAGGCAATCTACAATGCGATTATGGACTCTATCTCGATCATCGATGGCGATGGGAAAAGGGACAAAGGAGCGATTCCTCAGCTTCTTTCTGATGCCCTTGCTGTTTCTTTTGATCCTAATGTCGGGCATGACCTTCTTGATAATAGCGATGCTCGATTTGATTTTTACCACCGTGTCGAAGAGCGTATTCCGTTTGACCTTGATTATCTCAACAAGATTACCAAAGGTGGGGTTCCGAAGAAATCCCTGAACATTATCCTTGCTGGTACAGGCGTGGGTAAATCTTTGGCGATGTGTCATATGGCAACGGCAAATCTCCTAGACGGAAAGAATGTATTATACATTACTCTGGAAATGGCAGAAGAAAAGATTGCGGAGCGTATTGACGCCAATATGTTGAATGTTCGTTTGGATGAATTGGCTGAATTGCCGAAAGCATCTTATGATAAAAAGATGGATCGGATTCGCAATAAAACCACTGGCAAGTTAATTGTTAAAGAATATCCAACAGCTGCTGCAAACGTGGGACATTTTAGACATTTGATTAATGAACTTAAACTCAAAAAGTCATTTAAACCAGATATTATCTACATTGATTATCTCAATATTTGTGCATCCAGTAGAATGAAAATGGGTGGATCGGTTAATACTTATTCCTACATTAAAGCGATCGCCGAGGAATTAAGAGGATTGGCAGTGGAGCAGAATGTTCCAATTTGGTCAGCGACTCAGACTACTCGTTCTGGATATACCAATTCTGATATTGGTTTGGAAGATACTTCTGAATCATTTGGATTACCTGCAACTGCCGATTTTATGATTGCCATTATTTCTAATGATGAATTAAATCAATTAAATCAGGTTTTGGTAAAACAATTAAAGAATCGTTATGGAGATCCAAATACCAATAAAAAGTTTGTAGTGGGTATAGACCGTCCAAAGATGAGGTTGTACGACGCTGAGCAGTCCGCTCAGGATGACCTGATCCATGAGGAGGACGCTGGACCAATCAATACATTTGGGACTCGTGAGCGTCCTGACAAGACCTCTAAATTCGGTGGTTTGAAGGTCTAATAAAATCAATGACTTAGCACCGATCGCAAGTCATTGATTTATAATGGTGGGGGCATAAGTCTATTTTATGCCCTCATAAAAACATTCAGGGAAAAAAGTTCGTCCAGGGACTTTACACCCCTGTCAGGATCGGATATAATAGGTGCATTGATTGAGTGAAAGAGAGAGGACTATATTATGATCAATGCTATTACTGGAAATCCCTATACTGGCAACAACGCTATCGTACTAGAAGCAGCTGGGTTTGACGATCCACGCTTCCTCACCTTCCGTCAGGCTCGTACCATCGGTCGCACCGTCCGCAAGGGTGAGCAGGGCATCGGTCTGATGCGTGTAGTGAAGGTTGAAAAGAAGGATAAGCTGACTGGCAAGGTAAAGAAGGTTCCTGCCCCAAAATACTTCACCGTATTTAATTATTCTCAAACCGAAGAATTGGCGGAGGCATAATATGAAAATGTTTAAAGAATTGGCAGTTGGTGATCATTTCTTTGTAAATGGTAATCATTATACCAAAAAGAGTTCTCGCACCGCTATGATGATGGGTGTAATTGATATTCATCATCCTACTGGAAATTGGTTTTATTTCGGTATGAAAGAAATTGTTAAAAAATTATAATAGGAGAGAGATTATGAATACTGATTATGAGATTATTACCGTTTTGACGGATAAATTAAATAAAGAATTGATTGAATATAATGGTTATGGATATGCCGCTGGTTATCTAGAATCTTTTATTCGGAATTTGGCTTGGAGTATTAATCTGAATAAAAAACAGATTGAATTATTAAAAGGCTCTCTGGAAAATCACGTGCTGGCAGTCCAGAAATTTAATGCCGCATAAAAAAATTTTATGGGCAGGGGACTTGACTTCCAGCCCAGCTTGAGATATAATAGTATCTGATTTGAGGGAGACCAGATAATGATTAAGACGATTACACGAGGCGGAACCGCCGACCAGCGTAAAGCCACCAATTCTATCGCACGATGGGTAGCGCATAAACTCATGTCTAAGCGCATGGCGGATTCACTAGAAGTTAGCATTTCACTATACAAAGATCTTTTCCTTAAGGAAGGATCATACGGCGACGTGGAAGTCCTAGACGAAGAAGCACGCCGACCAAAGCATTTTAAGATCCGTGTCGACTCATGTATGACGCTTCGTAACATGCTTACAACGGTCGCCCACGAAATGGTACACGTCAAGCAGTACGCTACCGAAGAAATGAAAGGTCTCAGTAGACGCACCAGCTTTATTCCGATGACCAAGTACAAGGGCGAACTATACGCCGACCACATGAATTATTGGGAACAACCGTGGGAGTTAGAAGCACACGGATGGGAGCGTGGACTATTTGAAATGTGGGCGGAAGCCAACGACATCTTCAAGCATCCTAAAGAAAACGCATGGGCGTTTGAGGATTTCTACCCACGTGGTTATTGGAAGGATAAGAAATAAAAATTGACTTTTCGAAAGAATTATAGTTTAATAGTTAAATGGGGCGCATGGTCATCTCTCTCTCAAATCAACTCCGACCATGTGAAAAAATGGCAGCGCAATACTGTCACCCCACCTTATGTCTCCTTGTGTTTTGATAGCACAACTTTTGCCGCCTTCGGGCGGCATTTTTTTGTCTGAATAAATAGTGCTATGGCAAGTTCTGGCGCAACCGCATGGGGAAAATACTTTCAAGGCAAAGGCGACCTTCTCACAACAATGAAGAAGGACGCAGGGACATATGCAGCTGATAATCCAAGCAAAAAGATTGGCGACATTAAAGCTGGAGAGAGTGTAATTTATCTAAAGGCTGCAAAATATGAGCAGCGTGCACTTGTTAAATGGGGAAAAGATCTAGTCCGTGTTCCTTTTGATAGTTTAGCCAAGCCAGGAGTTAAAGCGTCTGGTGCAGCATCCCTCAAACCGCAGGCATTTGGCGTTCGTGATAACAAGTATAGTTGGAGCGAATACAAAAGATTGGTCAAAGATTCTATTGAGGAGCGCAAAGACCTTCGTGCTCCAGTTAAAACTTATTTGGCTGCATTGTTTGATTATTATTCTGGCGGATCAATAACCAAATCGAAACTAAAAGATATCTACAGTAAAGTCAAAGACGAAATTCCTATTAATGATATCAATAAAGACTTTGGTGAAGTTCTTGGTCCAGCTGCATGCATTGTAGAAGATATTCTTAGACCAAAGGGTGTTGAATTAAGTAATGGGGCAAAGGTGTATATGCCTGAGCGTCCGAATGAACCATTAATGGATTATGGTTTGTATCAGGGCAACAAACAGTTTGTTATTTCTGCTAAGTCTGGTAACACAACCAATGTGGTCAAACCAGGTGACATTTTAAATCTGTTGAGTATCAATCCAAATAAAGTTAGAAAGTGGCAGCGCACAAAAGAATGGGCATTGCTTAAGATGCTTGCTGAAAATAGTATTTTGAATGGACCAATGATGGCGATTGCTTCTATCTATCCCAATTTGATTGATATGAATGCAGCAGCAACAGCAACGAAACAGAGTTATAATGTTGCTGGCTTTCAAAAGTTTATTGCAACCAATCAATATCTGAGTGAAAGAATTACACCAACTGCCAATGAAATAATGTATGAATGTGAAAAGATGATTATGAAAGAGACCAAGAATGGTACTCTAGACATGAACTCTATTTTTTCTGATGCGATTCAAGAACAAGTTTTATATGTTAAGTTTGAGGTTGGACCAGACGGAACTGGTAAATGGGGTGTAATTGCTTCTGATGACATCAAAGAAATCCAGTCATATGGTAGAGTATATCTTAGAACCAAGAATGGCTACACTAGAGCGTCTGACCGAATGGGCGTTCAAGTATAAATACTGAAAATATTTAGGAATTACTCATGCACTCGTTTAAAGAATATCTAGAAGAAACCGTTGGAACAGCTGGACTTGATTATGAACTGAAGGTGTACAGAGCACTAACAGGCGCAAAGATCAAAGGGCTGGACGCTGGTGACAAACCAGGTGCTGGATTCTCTAGTCATGGCTCTGGTGATATTGAGGCAGCCTACAACGGCAAGGCATTCAATATCGAAATCAAAGCAGGTATGAAAGACCAGATGGGTGGCGGAAGTCTGCGCTATGATCGTAAGAGCAAACAATTGACTCCTTCCCCTAAACTCGCCGCTTCTGGTGACGAAGAAGACATTGCCATTTTGATGAAAGCGGTTGAAGCAAAACTTCCTGCTATCAATAAGTATCTAGATTTTATCGCAAAACAAGAACCAACTAAGGTGCATAAAGATTATGCTAAAGTTGGTGTTCCTTTTGTAGCAAGCACAGCAGCAAGGGATGCCGCTAAGAAAGCAGGTCTCCAAGCAGCAGTACAGGACTATGTTAAACTAGACTCACGCTACATTAAGAATCTTTACAACGGCAAAAATGTATATTACATTCAGATCGGCGGTGCTGGTTTGTTCTACATGGGTAAGAATCCTCTGAAGTTGCCTGTGCCTGAATTTAATGGTGAGATTCAAGTCGAAGTGCGTATTGGTTACGCTGGTGACTCTGGTGGTTCTACCAGTAAAGCGTTTTCTAACAAAGCAGGTAGCAATAAAG